TCCCACGTAAATAAGATAAGCAAGAAATAAATTAAAGTTATCCACACAATTCCAGGTTGTACCCTCTTTAGAATTATTCTAAAGAAGGACGGCCAGGACTATTAACAAACCAACCACGCCTGGAAAGAATACTACGATGCGAATTAAAAAAGCTAAAAAAGCATCCATTATAAACCCGCCTTTTTAAATTTCTTTTTGCCGTAGGTCTTCACCTTCTCAACAATCACGGTGACCGTGTCCAGCTTATAGCATAACAGGCAATCCTTGCATTTTTGGCCCGTACAGTTTTGCCGGTCCTGATGCTGAGACTCAGGGACCGTTGAAAATGTTTTATCAAAATACGGCGGGATCTTATCCAGGATGTGATTGATCCGGGGCGTTGAATAAATCAAAATAAAATTCTTAGGCTTATCATTTTTTTTGAAATATTTGGCTACTATGTCGTATCTTTTGGTCCATAGGCTGAAGTTACAATGCGGGTTTTTAATCGCAATATTTACGTAATTAATTAAATTGATTTCGTTAATCAATTCACCGTGAGCGTTGAAGCGAAAAAAAGCGCTGTTTATAACTGGCAAGCCGTCAGGATGCAAAACCTTAGCCGCTAGTAAATCAGTGTTACGCTGAAGAGCTGGCGCCATGTTTTTTCTAAATGTTTTTAACATCTCGTTTGAATAACAAAAAGTACAAATATTATTCGGATCTTGTTTATTATAATTTTTATTACAATAAGAATTTGTAATTGTATTTGTGCTGATGGCCTGAAAGCCTTCCAGCTTTCCGGTCATTTTTGATATATGAATCATGATTGATCCCCCTCTATTATTTCTTTAAGGTCCTGTAGATCCGCCCCGCCATCGCTGAAGTCGTCACGACTCAAACCCAGGCCAGCCGCTTCCATTGCTTCGTCTAATTCTTTTGGCGTAAGCTTATCAATCACGCTGGTATCAATTGCTTTTTTAAAGCCGAACGGGTCGTTATTTTTTTTTATTTCTTTAAAAAAATTGTTACAGCTTTTTAAATAATCTTTGCTTAAGTCTTTATGATCACAAGCAAAATAATTAAATAAATTATTTTTTTTAGATCTTATTTTTTTAGTCATTTTACATCCTTAGTTGGTTAATGCATCTTATTAACATGGGATGTAATAGCTGTCAAATCTTTTTTTAATTATTTTTAATTATTTTTATTCTTTATATATATAGAAGAGTCCCGGCCCGTGGTCCTGGAATTATTTTTTTTTAAAAAGTTTTTAGCCCTAGCCCTAGCCCTATATATCTCCATATGGATAGTCAGATATTGATTTTATGTTAATGTAAACAAAGTCAAAATTCTCCATATACAAGGTTAGTTATTTTTTTACTAATGTTAATGTTAATAGAAGTGAAAATTCTCCATATGCAAGGTTAGTTATTTTTTTTCTAATGTTAATGTTAATGAAAATGAAAATTCCCCATATGCAAGGTTAATGGTTCAATGTTAATGAACCATGTTAATGACCTTGCCATAGGCAAGGTCATTAAGTCATGCGTGAAGCGTGTTTATTTTTTCAAGAAGTTTATTGCGTCAATCAATTTGAGTGATGAGTAGGCATGGTGCACGTCTCTCGGTTCACGAACCACGAAGATTTGATATTCTGAGCAAGGTCTGTGCGAGAGGTCTTCTCGCAGGATAAAAGATAGCCCAGCGTTTTTGTGGTGTGATAAGTGCCAGTTGATTTGATACTTAGATAAGCCTAAATTCTTGACACCATTAGACTTGAGTTCAATCCAAATACTTTTACCATTTACCAACCAATAAACATCTGGAATACCATTAATAGTGTTAGATTCTATACGGAATAATTGACCTTTTAGCTTTAGTTTTTTAATACGTTGCCAAAGATTATTTTCTGGTTTTTTCATTATGCTATTAGGTCAATAACATAAAAAAAGAGGCAACTCTAGTCTCCCGTTGTTGCCTCTCTAATCAAGATAATTGGTTGTCGGTGTATCCCAATTATCAAGAATTCTAAAATATTTTTAGCTCTATTCCACTAGCTTCTAGATTATCTAATAGATTAAGACCTTGAGCAATACCCTTTGCAATTTCATCATCTGCACAAAAACAAAGTATATTTATTTTACCATTTTTTAGATCATATTTAACTACACTACCCTCTGCAAAATTAGCTCCCTTATAGCTATCATCAGTAAGCATATCTTTGGTAATATATTGGTCATCAAGTATCATTATTTTACAATCTTTGTTTTAAGTTCAACGCTTTCACCCTCAACAATAAATTTATCATATAAGTGTGGGTGCTGTTCTTTAAATGATTTGACATCAAATCTAGTGGTATTCTTTTTAGCTATCTCTATATAATAAGATTTAGACTTATATTTATTAATAATTGAACCACCTAAACTATCAACTATTTCTAAAGCCTCTGATTTAACATCAATCCATAATTTATTATATGTTTTTCTGCTATCGTTTAACTCACACGCTTTGAATAATTTTACATTTTCAATAGGTGAAAGTGTTTTTGTTTTTTTTATTTGTACTATTTTTTGTGTTGTCATTTGATTTACCTCTTGGTTAAGTTGTTTTTTTATGTTTAACACTCTCTCAATTTAATGGGATATAATAAGAAGTCAAGAAGATAATTAATTATTTTAATACCCTATGCTCATAACATAGGGCTATTTATTTTTTAGCTTGTTAATTGTTTAACGTCTGATTGGGGTATTGAAATTGCTATTTTAGACCTTTTAGCAATAGTTGAAATATGTTTTAATATTTCTGTACCAATCATATCAGAGTGTAATAGATCAATAGCTTCCTCTTGATCTTTTGCTATTTCGTGCAACTCCTCACCTTTTTTAGTTTTGTAAAATGCTTTTTTTGTTTCCTCGTGGCACTTACTCTCTAAAAATTTAGTGAAATCAGAGTTCATAGAATAGTCTTTCTTATTGTCATAATCCCAACTAGGTACTCTATCTGGCCCAGAATAAGAACTATTATCCCAACCACGATTAGAAGCCCAATCTTTCAGTTTGGTTTCTAGTTTTTGACAAGCGTCTCTTAATGTAGCTCTTTTAGTATTGAGTAATTTATCAATACTTTCAAAAAAGGTGTTATAATCCTTTTCTGCCTTTTCAACAGCTTTTAGGTCTGTCTCAACCCTAAGCATTTTTGTGAAGCTACCAAAGTTTTTTTCAGTATTCTCCCTTATCTCTGCAAGGTGCATACTCTCAATAGCTTTTATTTTAGTATTATATTTTGTATTAAGTTTATTTTCCCAATACTCTTTATTATCTTTGCTTATTTGTTTTGTGCTCATTTTTATTGCTCCGTTTTTATTGTTAGTTAATGAGTGCCCTCAATGGCTAACTTCCAGAGGACACTCTGATTGTTTTTATTTAATGTTTTAATACTAATAAAAAACAAACAAAAATTTTGTAAGTGGCTTTTTTATTTGACCTAAAAAAGTCAAGCAGGATAAATTTAAATACATTCCTATTGTTGTACACCACATAAGTTATCTATCTCTGCTTATGGCAAAGTGTGGACAAATCCTATTAATAAAAGTTAATAAGTACCATACGGCTATGTCATAAGGTTTTTCTTTAGTTTTGCAAAAATCAAAAGACACGTCTTGCCCTGCCCAAGTTTTATCAAAGGGTGTTTTTGCTTCTTTGTTAAGATAAAAATCTTCATGTCCATTATCTCCAACACCATTAAACTTAATTATATCTTCTGTGCTTTGGTCTTCAATTAAATGACCAACAACTGTTTTGATATAGCTAAATTCCTCTTTGATTTGTTTCCATTCTGTATCGGTAAAGTCGTTATATTTATGCCAGTAATTAGTGTAGCCCATTTTAATTGCTCCTTTTTTTAATTGTTAATTTATACATATCCCATGAAGATATGATATTATAAAATAGATGTCAAATAAAAAATTATAGTAAAAAAGCTAATAAAACTGCTACTATTACAAAGGGTAAAGGGTAAAAAACTAGGGCTCTGATAATAAATGCTAAAAACTTATCCATAGCACCAGAGATATACGTTAAAAAAATTAATACAAGATTAAATTAAATTTTTATTTCTTTAATTGATTGAATTACTGCCGTTGGAATTATTGTAGTATTACCAATATTATCAAACGTAGGTTTATTTTTGGTTTCTATATAATCAGTAAAAATTCTTGTAATACCTTTTGATTGAGATAATAAATAACCTTTAGAAACACACGTTGGTAATTTTTCTTTGTTCAAACTTTTAGTATCTGACCAACCACTATCACCCTCAATATCAAGCCACTTTATTTCTACAAAGGGATAATCTAAAATATTATTGTCTAGATTTTTAAAATTAAAATTTAAAATTTTAGATCCTTTTTTTATTTTTTTAGTTTTCATATAATCCCATATGTATAGTCAGCTTTTCATTTAATGCCATATGGATAGTCTATTATTCATTTTATCCCATATGCATAGTCTATTATTCATTTTTATTATCTATTAAAATTGAAACAATACCAACAGATGAATTTAAATGACTATTATGAACTTCGTTAAACACTGTCATAAAATTACCTTCACTCACTAATTTTGTCTGGCGTAACGTCAATGATATTTTTGGCTTCTCCGATTTTTCCTTCAAGTTCGGATAACCTTTTTTCAAGTTGTTCACGACTCATTCCCTCCAATCCAACATGGGTTACTTCTTTCTTATCTATAAAAAATCCTGCCATCTGTCCACTACGATATTCTGCATTTATAGCATGGCCAAATTGTTTCTTGTCTTCCGCCTTTTTACTTAGACGTTCAAAATTTTTATACTTTCTTAATTTATCCCCTTCATGCTTCTTTAGTTCCTGGCTATATTTCATTTCCATATAACGCACAACATGAGGATTTTTGTTTGGATCGGTAAGTCTACTTGCAATCTCGGTGGGTCCCTGAGGTTTATCGGATGTATACCCAGCTCTTTTAGCGGCTTCTACTTTTGATATCTCTCCCCAATTACCAACATATATATCTACAAACGCTTTTTGTTTAAGTGTTAGCTCAGAACTTGATTTCAAAATGTTTTTCTTTTTTGCCATCTTGACCTGTTATATCATATTTTTTCCTAGTACACTTCCTTACAAATATATTTTTTATTTTTTTTTAGCAGAAAATGGCCTCTCTGTATTTTTTTTCCCAGAACTACTAGGAATCTTCCCAGTGTTTTCCTAGTGAAAAATGCTCTAGAAGTGTTATATATCAACGTTTTTCCTAGTTTCCCAGTAAAAAACCCCTACAAATATTTTTTTTATTTTTTTTTTCTAAGGAAACGTACTAGGAATTCAGGAACCCTGAGCCGTGGGTCGTGGTCACTGAACCATTGACCTTTAATAAGTAACCCTTAAAAAATCATCTCGAAAAAATTACTTAAATAAATCGCACCAGGTCTCACGAATAAATAATAAGTAACCCTAAATAAAACATCTCTAAAGTTAAACCTTTGACAAACAACTAATAATTTAATAGTATTGATACAAAGAATATGTTTCTCATTTGCATGTCCTTTTGGTTAGTTAATTAGATTGCTGCAGTTTAGAGATTGCTCCCTGGACTGCAGTTTAAATCTCAATACCCAAATCTTTTTTAAAGTGGTCCACATAAACATTATCGGCAAGCATTATTTGTCTACGCTTATTCTCAACATTACGTCTTAGTTCACGTCTCTTGTCTAAATCTCCTTCAACCTTTAATCTTTGAAACAACAAATCATATTGATGCCATAAGAAATGTCTTCTCTTAAATTTTATATCTCCACTCTTTAACGCTTTGTAATATCTATATCGAACGTTATCAGGTTCCCAACCGGCCCACCAACAGATCTGTTCAAAGTCTAATGATTTTGCAATCCAGAAATGAGCATCACATTTTTGTAAGCTTGACTTACGTTCTCCAGACATAACTTTAGTATCTTCAAACGCATTCAATATAACGTGCCTCCATAACTTCTGTTCATTGCAAACATGATTGTCTGCAACAATATCAGCAGCTATGCTAGTGCCCATAAGTTTTAATAAGTCTACTGAGTAGATCACGATAATGGCCTTTCGATTTTTTAAATTTTAATCGAGTGGCGACCTCAAAGTGTTCGTGTACATCATCAATTAATATTGTGATGGCTGCGCCTTGCAAATTTTCTTCTGCAATATGGTCGGATAAATCCTGGAAATCTAGTTGTGCTTCTGCTTTTGTGTAGTTATCAGCCATTGTCATTAACGGCTCCTCTACTAAAATCTTTAAGTTGAATTACGTTGTCTTTGTATTTATTTTTTTTTGTTTTAATTAATTGTTTAGAAAGTTCTTTGTCCTTGTGTAGAAAATATATGTCAGATGAGTCATCTAAGAATTTTTGATCCATTGAAGTGTAGCCATAGTTTACTCCATGGAGTAACGCAAAGATTAGGTGTTGTAATCTATTGTATTCAGTATCGTTAAATTTTTGAGCAGCACTAACTAAAGTTTTAGTTAAATCAGTGATACCATCCTTTTTCTTTGCCATTAATATAATCCCACGCTTTCTTAAATAATAAAGTTTGTTGAGCTTCTTTTTCTATGCCGCTTGGTCCGTGATACGTGGTTCCTGAAGAATTGCAAATGATGCACTCAGTGTAATTTTTTTTATCAGTAAGAAGTATCCAACCCAACCCCTTACATCCCTTACACTTAGAGAGTTTGCCTAGCTTATTAGTATTAAATTTTTCCATACATTGCAAGTGTATAGTATAAATTAATATGGGTCGTGGGTACAAGAGAGGTAGAAATTATTTTTTAGATCTAAGATATCTTTTTAAAATATAATTAATTAAGTCTAATGCTTTAGAGGATTGTTCGTATCTTAGGAACATCATTCTCCAGCCGGGCCTTGTCTTCATTCTAGTCCTTACAAATTTATCTCTAGCGTCTGCTGCTTGTTGTCTTTTCTCTAATCCTAAATATATCTTGCCTATTGGATTGTATTGTTCCCAAAGATCAATGGCAACTGAGCTCACATCTAGCCATCGACCAACCTTTTTCATTTTGTTTATTTTAAATAAATTAATATTCATTAGTTTAAATGTTTTTTACTTAACCGTTCTAAAAAAGAATCATCCATATCCATATCCGCATCATTTTCTTTTTTAAGTCTTTTTAAATGATTAGGTAAATTTTGTATATTAAACACTTCATCTGCTCCTGCTTTTAATATTTGTCTCATAACACTTGGATGAGACATTCTACGTTTAGCCTTAGCAATGATCTGCCTAACTCTTTCTCTAGATACTCCAAAAGTTGTACCAATTTGTTCTAACGTTTGTTCATGGCCATCATCAAAGCCAAACTTCATTTTAAGCATGGCAGCTTCTCTAGGTTCAAGGCCCATCTCAATTGCATAACGAATATTATTCTTTGCATCCTGTTCAATCATTTTCATCTCTTGATTAACAGTTGGGTTAATAAGCGCTTTAAGACTTTCTTCTTTAACTTTAATTTCAAAAGATCTTTTATTAAATCCTTTCATTTGTCTAGGTGTAAAGCAATCTTCAAACTCCGCCCCTAAAACTTTTAATAGTTGGCTACATGTATAAGATAGCTCACCATTATCTTTAACGGGTTTAAGTTTACCACTAATTAATTCTGTTGTTCTTTGGTATTCTATTTTTTGTGCTTCACAAAATTTTCTAACACTAACATATCCCTGGTCTTCAATTAGTTTTAGTATTCGTTCGTTTCTTATTGTTATTTTAACTCTATAATCATTTGTCATTTTTTACCTCTTGGTTATTTTCTGCTAAACTTAGCAAACTGAGATAGCCCTGCAATAACTTTTTTTATAGGACCCTCCCATACTAATTTTCAATAAACTCCTTTCTTTTCTCATCCCTCATCTTCAAGAATTTAAATTTTGCAATCTTTAACATTTTTTCAAACAAAGGTTCTGCTTTATATGTCTTAGCTATATTCATTACCTTACCATTTACGGTAAGGGTAAGAGTGTTAGTAGCATGATCTAATTCAATGGTGAAAAGTTCTTTTGCTTTAACTCTACTATCAACTCTCTTTAAATCATCTTCCGTTATCATATTTTAAATCCCCGTTAATAGTTTTCTTTTAAAGACTTCTATTGGAGTTTTGTTTTTCTTAGCTTCATACTCAATATGATTATGTATTAGCTTAGATACCATAGCTCCTGGCGCTCTGTATTTATCTTCACATATTTTTTTTAATAATAAATAATCTTCTTTTTTAACTGCTACTGATCTCCATTTATTTATGTCCATTATATTAACTCTCTTCCATCTGTTGGTGTTTTAATTTCCATATCCTCTGTTAGTAGTAAAGGTTGGTTAGCAACTTGTTTCTTAAGTTCTTTGTTTTCTTTTCTAAGTGCAACTACCTCTTCACCTAAAGCTTTGATACCATCATTAGCTTCTTTTACTATGTCTCTCCATTCACTTGTGTTCATATGTACCCTATTGTTAGTTACTTTTTATTATGATATCTTAATTACATGGGATGTAATTAAAAGTCAATGAAAATAATTTTAATAATTTATGTTTGTTCAATAACTGCAAATACCTGTATGCCTCCCCTTCAAATTGAAAAACCTTATGAAGATATATATACCTGTCATATAGATGGGTATAAAAAGTCTATAGACATCCTTCAAGAAATTGGTAAAAAAGAAGTAAATGAACATGAAATTTATACAAAATTTGTTTGTCGAAAAATATTAGAAGTTTAATATGATTAAATTTATTCTTATGTACACCTTTTGCTTAACTTACCCAAACAATGAAACAAAGTGTAATCAATACCTTATAAATGATCTCTCAGATGCCACCACATGTAGATCTACAGCTAAGGCTATAGGTACAGCTCAAAAAGGTGAGATCGAAGCATTAGGGGGCTCTATGGCCTCTTATGATGTATCTTGTTTAGCTATTGACAATGAGGGCTTGGTTATTGACCAGACCTTCGAAATATCCTATAATATCTTATGACAGCTTATCGTATCAAAGCATGCATGGGAGGTTTGCAATTAGACCAAGTAGTTGAAGCAAACGATTGTAAAGAAGCGATACTTAAGGTGTCCGAACAAGTGGAGAATGGCACCGTTGAAGTTATTAAAGATGGTTTCACCGGCAACTCCAGACTTCACGTAACATACGAGGAGATCGTAAATGTTAAGTAAAGAAAAAGTGGAGCTTATAAAAAAGCTTCAACACAAAGAGCATCAATGGACAGCTAGTCTAATGACCCATGGTGGTTGTACTACTGAAATGTTGGCAACTGAGAGTGAAATTAAATCTCTTAGAAATCAATTAAAATACCAAGATGTTCAAGAAAATTTAGCTGCAACAGGTTAAGTTTTTTTAGGTTTTATAAAATCAAACTTTTTCCCTAGGGATTCTTTCGGCTTAACGAACTCATAGTGATTTATTATAGCTAATAGTTTAGGCCTTTTAACTGTACTATAAGGTAAAAATAATTTTGCTAGGTACAATGCTTTTTGATGAGAGCACCTCCATCTCCATTGGTCCTTCTTACCTAGAGATCCTTTACCAATACCTTTGAAGTGAATGCTTCCTACTCCAACAATATCATAAAAGTTTTTAATACAATCTAAATCTGTCATGGCAACTTCCATTGCAACATTCCATTTTAAATAAGTCTTACCGTTTGGTTTATTACATTTATATTTTGCGTAATTAATACTACCTTCACCATCAAATAATCCTGCACAATAAGCAATCAAGTCATTGTTATTATTAGGCATATTTCTATTTTGCATCACCCCAACTCTTTCCAAGTCCTACATCTACTACAGACTTAACTTTAAAATCAATTGACTCTTCCATTATTTTTTTAATATCTTTTGCATGAGCATCATCTTTAATATTAAAACAAAGTTCATCATGTATTTGTAACATAGGTAAGTGTCCTGCATTATAACAATCCAACATAGATTGTTTAGTTTGATCAGCTGAGGATCCTTGAATTAATCTATTCAAAGCTTTGTAAGTAAAGGCTCTCTTAATATTATTTCTACCATACTTAGCAACAGCGTCTTCATACTTCTCCGCTTGGTGGAGACCAAAATCTCTTGTCTCCCATTTATCAAACCTACACTTCCTACCTTTTTTAGTTCTGATAACTCCTTTTTCATCTGCAGCAACTTTACATCTATCTGATAATTTTTTAATGAATGGAACCTTCTTATTGTATTTAACAATCAATTGATCCGCTTCATCCTTAGTAACTCCTAAAGATAAGGCTAACTTATTCTTACCCATTCCATACATAATACCAAGGCCAATAGTTTTTGCTTGAGTTCTTTCAATACCTACTAGGTCTGCAACTGTCTGGTGGAAGTCTGCATCACCATTCCTATAGGCTTCTACTAATTCTTGTGCCCCTTCATATCCATTGTCTCCAATAGATGCTGCATAGTGAACCGTCATTCGTGGTTCTTGTTGCGAGTAATCAAATGAGCCCCATTGGTAGCCCTCTTCTGGAATAAATAGAGACCTAATCTTAGGACCAAGATCCTTGTTCCTGGCTGGCACTTGTTGTAAATTAGGATTACTCATAGATAGTCTACCTGATACAGTCCCTCCAAGATCAGATCTTAGTTGTTGTATCTCTCCATGAATTCTACCTTTGACTTGGTATCTTAGAATAGAAGATAAGAATGTGCTATGAAATTTATTGATCTCTCTTGCACTAACAATAAGTTGTGCTATTTTATTCTTATTATTTATCAACCAATTTTGTGTAAAGGAAGGTTCTTTTGTTTTTTCAGTTCTTGGATAGTCTAATTTCTTTTTGTCAAAAGCTTTGGCAATCTGGCGGGGTGCCCAAATATCTATGTCTATTCCTGTTTCTTTTTTTATGGCCTGTAGTATTTCTTTTTCTTGGCTCATCATTTCTGTTTTTAATTTTTCAGCTGATTCCACTTGGACTCTCACACCTCGTTGACGCATTTTTATTAGTACCGGAATTAGTTGTTGTTCTAACTCCCACACCGTTTCTAAACTCTGTATTCTTATCTCTTGTTTAAATCTTTGCCACAACTTCAATGTAAGTTCTGCATCTTGTTCTGCATAGTAACCAACATGTTCTGCAGGTAACTTCCACATCTCTGCTTTAGGATCTATACCGTGAGCTGCTGCAGCTTCTCTTAATTCTGTCTCTGCTTTTATTTCTCCAAGATAATCTACTGATAATGCATTCAATGAATAAGAAAATCTATTCTCATCTATTAGTGCTGCTGCTATCATGGTATCTATAATAGGGCCGTGAACCGTGATCCCTGATGCTTCTAACCAACCAACATCATACTGAGCATTATGAAATACTTTAGGACAAGGAAGTGCACATACATCTTTCATATATTTTTTTACTTGTTCAGGTATCATGTTACCTCCACCTAAATGACCAAAAGGAAAGTAGCCCTTCCAACCATCAACAGCTACTGCGAAACCAACTATCTCTCCTTTACCTAAAGCCCAACCAGCTCCAAGCTTTTCATTAATACCATCGTCTCTAGTCTCTAAGTCAATTGCAATCTCAGTTGCATCAGATAAATCTTTATACTCTAATGGTGTATTCCACATTGATTTCTTAAACGTTAGGGTAAGCTGTAGTCCGTTCATATAATTTACTTTTGTTTGTTTCTAATGATCTTAAAAATTTAAGTTCTTTGTTGTGTTTATCTAAAATAGCTTCATTCAAATTGTTCTGATAAATACCTGCATCTACTGTAATATGATCTTTGCTTGCATTATGAATTACAGATTTAGGTAACCATATACAATAACCATTCTCTAATCTTATTCGAATAGCTTTTCTAGTTTGTGTGACTAACACATAATCTCTAATTGTTTTCATTTCTTTTTATCTCCCCAAATACCCATATCTAATTTTTTCTCTTCTAGATGTTGTATCTCTAAATCACAATAATGTTTTATCTTCTCTATATCTTCAACTGTTTTACCTTTAGTTAAATATCTACAAACATATTTTATTACATTTGCTTGAAATGGATTAAGGCCATTCTTTCTAATAAACGTCCATGGTTGAATTATAAATTGTTTATAGTGCTTGCCTCCTACTTGTTTAGCATCGGGAAAATTTTCATCGAACATATCTTTATTTGTCATTTTTCTCCAGGACATAAATTAAATAATCTGAACCTATTGGGTAGTTAAACTTATAGTCAGTTCTCAGTAGATGTAAAGTTTTTCTTGCTCTTGTTGCACCGGTATACCAGACCTTACGTTCATCACTTTTTTCTTGTTTATTCTTGTTAGCATAGTCAGATGGATAGTTACCTTTACTATATAAGACTACATGATTTGCTTCTCCACCTTTAACAGAATGAATAGTGTCAATTGTAATTAATGGATCTCTATCTAATTCTTTCTGTCCATAACGTCTTAACAATCTAATAAAATGTCTTATTTGTTTTGGTTTAAAATTTCTTCTCAGTATCCAATACCAAGGTTTATTTTTTTGATTATCTTCTAGTGTTAGGCCACACCATTCTTTTAATGTTTGGAAATCATAATCTTTAAGATCTGGTTCTGCTCTCCAAAATTTATCAGATCTAAATTCAGGGTCTTCTAGCTCTCTTATATACTTAACCATATTACGTGCTGCTTTCTTATCTATCTTCTTATCCTTACTAAGAGTAGTCCAAGCTTTAATAGCTTCCCATTGTTTTTGATCAAAACATTTTGTGCCCTTATTATCTTTGTAATATAAACCTGCATCCTTAGCTAACATCCTAAGTTCATTTACAGTTTCATTAATACGTCCTAAGATATACCAATCTTCTTTTAATGCCTCAAATGGTATTTCTTTAAATGATAAATAACTTTTTACAGATCCTTTAGAATCTCCAGACTGATATTCTTTCTCTTCACTATCTCTTATCCCTCTTCTAATAACTTGTGAGAAACTATGGATAGCTTCTCCAAATCTTTGAGTCTTTCTTAATTTTACTTTTCGGCCTGGGAAAAATTTTGTAAAATATTTTGGATCAGCTCCATTCCATTTGTATATTGCTTGATCATCATCTCCTGCTAGATATATTCTCTCTACCTTAGGTGCCATCTTATATAACACTGACCACTGTAAGGGTGTGCAATCTTGAGCTTCATCTAATATTAAAACTTTAAGAGAAGGGAAGTCTACTTCTGTTATTGCTCTTTGAATCATATCATCAAAGTCTATAAAAGATTTTTCTCCTGCATTAGCTTTATAATGTTCATAAGTACTTATCTTTCTTTGAAAAACTGTAAGTGAATCTTTTTTATAACTCTCCATTTTGTAAGCTTCTTCTGGAGAGATTAATAAATTTCTAGACTTACTATAAACTCCTAGAGACCAATCCTTATACATAAAGTTATTATCAGCTAATCTTTTATCTGAAGACTTAATTACTTTAGTTTGTAAGGCAAAATCAATTGTACAATCTTTAGGATCAAAAACATCTTCTGTAAAATATCTTCTACAATAAGTGTGTAGAGTTTTAAATCTTGAGAAGTCCTCTGTACTATAATTTGGAAAAGACTCCATTGTTCTTTTGACGGCAGTGTTCACTGCTTTGTTAGTAAAAGATAAATAAGCTATATCACTTGGACTAATACCTTTTCTTAAATAACTTTTTAATACTCTCTCAATTAAAGTATATGTTTTACCTGTACCTGGGGGACCAAAAATCTTCACCGTCTTATGGTAAAGATCTTTAAGTACCTTAAGTTCTAAACTTTCCTGTGTGGTATGCGTCATCCATTTCCGATGGGGTTTGATTAGTTTCTTTTTTCTCAACTACTTTATATTCAACAAACTTAGGCATCATAACTGACCATACATTTTTAACCCCCTCATGATAATCTAATCTACTACAGTTTAAAAGATTCAAAGCTTCACTAGCACTCTTAAATGTTTTATCATTTCCTAAAAATTTCTCAAAAGTAATTTTTTTAAAATAACAAATATTAGTTTTAGAATCTAATACAACATAGTTATCCTGTAGTTTTTCAAAGTCATCTTCTTCAATATGGCTCTCAAAGAATTTTTTAAGAAAGTTATATTTCTCTTCATCTAATGTATCTTTAAATTTCATCTTCTCATTCTCTACTGCTTTCCTAACTAAAGTAGCCATAAGCATTTCAAAAGGAGAAGGACCCGACTTAGGTTTAGGTAATGTCATCCAATAGATTCCATAGCGTAATAGTTTAACTCTAAAAGATTTCTCATCTTTCATATCCTCTGGATTAATTATTATCTTCTCATCTTGAAACTTAAATGTATATTCAATTGATTTAGTAGATCTAACAAACTCTACATCTTCAAAGTCATCAATCATATCTGGAACTTGAGAACCAATACCAAGCTTTCTCAATTTACATAAGTCTTTATTACATATAGGTGTAATAGCATTAAGCTTAGGCGGACATTTATAATTATAATCTTTTTTAACAACTGATTTAGCAACAGATGCCTCAACTTCTTTTGGATCCATCGGTGTTACAAATAACTCTTGATTTCTTTTTTGTAATATATCACTCATATCTTTTGCATTAATATTACCGTCAGCTTTTTTCATCTCCAAAACACCAACGTTGTAAAGTAAATCATTCCTGTGACTACCAGACCATTTATCCATAATCATTTTTTGAATACATGGGGGATAATGTTTCCAATCACTCTCTGGTTCATATTCTTTTACTTTTAGATTATTAAGTTCTTTTAAAGATATTGTTTTATTCTTAACCATTTCTAAGAATGCACCAATCATTACTGGTGTATTCTGATCATTATAAGCAAACTCAGTTGTAGCATTCATATTGAAGTAAGGCATATTCATACACTTATTCATTGGAAATACTTCTAATGCCTGAAAGAAATTTTTATTCCATTCATTTAGTTTTTTCAAAACATCTTTAACTGAATACCAATCGTCTAAGAATAAAAATAAATGTAGGCCACCAGACTTAGATCTTACCGGGACCAATGGTAATTGATTATCTCTTAATATATCTATAACTTTTTTTTGTGAATAATCTTTGTAACTTTGTGGGTCTATATCTATACATCCCCATTTGCATACATCACCTTTCTCTGGCTGTGTTCCTATTCTTTGTTTACCTTCTAAATGATTTTTCCATAATTCAAGAGTAATTGGTTTATGTATCGTAAGACACTTAACCTCAACCTTACCTCTATCATCTACCTCTCCAGTTGGAGAAGTAGTGAGATAGAGATTAGAATTACCCTCAAATATTTTTAAGAGTTTTTGCTCCATGATAATTTAAAATGGAACAGCTTCTTTATTAGCTTGGTTGTTACCTTGAGCTTGAGTCTCCGAAGAGAAATCTACTTTTCCAAAGATATCACTTGTCATAGCAGACTTATAAAAACCTTGAGTTGCCTCTAAAGTTTTTAAATGTTTATCTGGAGACATGATGTCAGCAAACTCTACAACCCAACCAGACCAAGTGTAATCTCCTTTAGATTCCTTAGTCGTAGATATTTTGTAGACTTGAGAAAAGCTAGGTGGATTGTAAAATCCATTCTTACCTTTTACTCTTCTAGAACCAATCATAGAATTCCACATCTTAGATTTTTTCTTCTGTGTTGATTTCATTGTAAGCAATGCTTGTTCAACAACATTATAGTTTTCATCTAAGATATAAATGAAATGGTTTCCAGTGTCCTCAACATAATTACCATTTGGCAATCTGTCTTTACCATCCATTTCTCTTTTAGTTTCACTCATGACAGCAGGATCAGTATGAATCTTTACAGGTCTTCCTGTGCTTTCACCTTTATCTTTCCACTCGTTGAATGTGTTTATGAATAAGCATGGTGCAGCAAAAAATCCTGTTCTGCCTTTCCATACTCTTCCAGATGTTTCACTCCAGATATCTCCAAGGGATGCAGTTTCATCAAACCTAGGATCTCTATCATTTAACACTGGTGAACTAGCATATAATAATTTTATTATAGGTAGTTTGGTATCTCGAGCTGTTACAAACTCATTACCTTGTCCTGCCATACCTTCTAAATCAATAGTAGAGGGTAGGTTATCTTTTTTTGTCGTCATCGCTTTTTTCTCTATGTCTATTTTTTCAATCATGATTATTCCTTCGTTATTATTTTAGTTTTATTTGCAATATAGACCCCAAATAAATCAGCAGGCACATCTTTACCATGATCCTGAATCTGCTCTCTAACAAATCCTTTAAGGGAACTTGGGTGTACAGTTGTTTTCTGCTGAACTGGTAGGCCTTTATTTTTTAGCTCTTCAACAATTGATTTAGCTTCATTGTCTTGTCTCATGCCAAACTCCATAATAACTTGATTCTTGATCAAATCACCATGACCGTTTTCACGAAGCCAAGAAAAAGCTTCCTCAGTTCTTGATGCAGGTATTCGAGCCTTGTACGATGGCTTAACTTCAACGGATGACCCGTCATCAAGTTTAATCATTTGTACACCTGCTTTTTGCATTAAGTTTGGAATTGTTTGTTCAGAAAGAATATCTTCAACATCACGTAACTTTTTTAGTTCTTCTTCAGTCGTTAATATTTGTTTCTGAGTCTCCAATAACTTGTTGCAAGATTTGGCAATGTCAGCTGACATGCCAGTGTCTATCGATACGATAGATTCTGCTTCTAAGTCCATAAGAACCTCCTTGGTCAAATCAATATATTATTTATTTGATCTTTGCAAATAAATAATTTAAATAATTTAATAATGTATAAATATAAAACAGAACCATTTAAGCACCAAAGACATTCATTAATGGAAGGGGCTAAACCTCATAATTTTGCTTATTTTATGGAGATGGGAACAGGTAAAACAAAAGTTGCTATAGACAATGCAGCTTACTTATTTCAAGATCAAAAGATAGATTATGTTTTTGTTATTGCACCAAACTCTGTTTATCAAAATTGGAAAAAAGAAATAGATATACATTGTCCAGAGGAGACTAATATTTATATTTGGAAAGTAACTAAAGATAAAACATTTAAGATGGATGCTAAAAAACTTACATTTGTTTTAATGAATGTTGAAGCATTATCTCATGCTTCAGGTAAGAAATGGTTAGAATCTAAATTACAAAAACATGGGATGAGAAGTATGATTATATTAGATGAGAGTACTTCTATTAAAAATTTAAGGGCTTCTAGAACTAAATCAATAATTAAATTAGGACAACTTGCTAGATATAAAAGAATACTTACAGGCTCTCCTATAACTAAGTCACCCTTAGATTTATTTTCTCAGTGTGCTTTCTTAGATAAAAAATTATTAGGTTATGAAAGCTTTACAGTATTTAAATCAAAGTATGCTGTGATGTTTAGTATAGAAAGAGGAGGGTATAATATTCAAATCCCTAAGTACTATATTAATCTTGAAGAGTTAGAATATAAATTAAAAAACTTTTCCTATCGAGTTAGAAAAAAAGATTGTTTAGATCTACCTGAGAAAATGTATGTACAAAGATATGTAGATATGCCAGAGGAACAAAGACAAGCTTATGACAGATTAAAGATTACTGCACTTATGATAATGAAAGATGAAGAGGTGTCTTACAATAATAAGTTAACTGAATTACTAAAACTACAACAGGTGACAAATGGTTTTGTAAAAACTAATGAAGGTAACATTATTGATTTTAAAACAAATGCAAAACTAAAAGAGTTGATGAATATAATAGAAGAGACTGAAGACAAATGTATTATCTGGGCAAACTATGTTCATAACATTGAAAGTATTAAAAGTAAGTTAGCTGAAACCTATGGTGTAGATTCTGTAGTATCTATCTATGGAAAAGATTCCGTTGAAGATCGTAATCAAGCAGTGGAGAAATTTCAAAACGATGACAAGTGTAGGTTCCTAGTTGGTAATCCAACAGTAGGAGGTTACGGCTTAACCTTAACTGCCGCTAAGTATGTAATCTATTTTAGTAATTCTTATAACCTAGAGGTCCGTCAACAAAGTGAAGATAGGGCTCACAGAATAGGACAGAAATCTCAAGTAACTTATATTGATATAATTTGTAGAGATACTATTGATCAAATGGTATTACACAATCTTGAGAATAAAATTGAATTGTCTGCTAAGACTCTTGGTGAACAGGTACAGAAGTGGCTTTAGTGTCATGGTATTTTTGAACTCTCTCTAACCATTTATTTTCATACTCATCTAATTTTGATTCATTCATTTTAAATTCTTGGTAAAGTTTATCTTTAGTACATACACATATAAGTCCTTGTGTAATAGGACCATATTGTTTCTTATGTGCAAGTGAGTAAGCGGCTATCTGATAATAGTAGTCTTCAATATATTCTTCTCGTTTAGGTTTATTAGATTGTTTAAAGTCAATGATAGTTGGCTTATCATCATACAAACCAACAACGTCTGTTGCACCAGCCCATCTATCTTCATAAGCTAAACTAACTTCATTACCCCATACTTCTTTTAACTTACCTAAGTTGTCTACAATTTCATGAGCCATGAGTCGTGCATGTGCTCCCTTATCTGATAGATTTAAGTAACCTTTACCATCAATATAATTTTCAAGTACATAATGCATCTCAGTTCCACGAGTTGCAGCTTCAGTAGTTATACGTTGTGCTTCTGCATACCCTACTTTTTCTCTCCAACGATCTAAGCCTGCTTTTTTATCTTCTGATTGTGTAGCTGATAGTATAGTTGTAACTGATGGTATTTTTATATCACCAACATTATAGTGTCGTGTACCGAGATCCATGTCTCTAGTATATTTTTTATATTCGTACTTCCTCTCTAGCTTTAGATCGGTAATACTAAATTTATTATTTTCTCTTATAAGACGCACATGGTCTTTTATTTTAAATTGAATATGAACGCAACAACTATTCCTACTAAAGTAACTATTATAAATGCAGTAGAAGAAAGCATTATTCTTTCTAATCTGTTTATATCTTTATGTATAGCATCTATTTTTTTGTTATTTTCTTCTTGCATAATTCTGCATAACTTCTCGTGGTCATCCATTCTTTGATGAGCCAATGTATCTTTACTAGAAGTTTTTCTTGGCACTGACTATCCCTCCCTTACTAAAAAGGTTTAAGGCCTGTGCTAGTTCTGTATTTGATTGTTGTGTACTTCCACTCATAGGTAGATTAGATGGCGTGACATTTGGTAAAGGTATGTTACTTGTATTGCTTTGACTAGCTATATTTGTACCTGTACCTTGTTGCTGACGTAGATCAACTTGTATAGGATCTTCTTTAGTTGGGTTATATGTTTCTTCCGTAGTAAAGAAAGTATTATCCGGCATTTCACCTTTAAATATTTTATCAAGGTTATCCTTATTTGATTGTATGTTAGCCTGAACCATAGAGTTTTGTTCTTCATCAATTATACCTTCTGATACTAAGGCTGAACCAAACTGGCCCATGAATCTTGAGAATTGTCCAAAGTCTCTACTCTTAGCGCCTTTAGTTCCATCAATTAAAAATTGCATTAATTTTGGATTAGTAAATACTCTTGATAATGCAAATGGGGCTGCTACAAAAGCCATTGCAGAACCAGGGTCAATTACACCTCCCCCTGCTGCGGCTACTGCACCAAGTTGTGTTAAAGCACCCATTTCTTTTAACTGAATAAAGATTGTTCCTCTACCCGCTTTAGCTCCAGGAGCAGTGATTGCACCGTCTGCAAATTTAAGGGCATTAGTAAATTCTTGTAAATGTTTTGCTTGTAATTCTGTTAACAAACCACCTTTTTCTATAAATTCTTTAAAATCTCTTTCAACAAAAGTTCTTGCTTTATCTGATCTTAAATAAATATATTGATCTTTTAAGTCAGTAGAATCATCTATAAATTTTTTAATGAACTGTCCTCTAATACCATCTTTAATTTTTTCTGCTTCATTAACATCTAATAATCTTCTACCGGCACCTTTTTGTCCTGCAACAATTCCAGTATCAGTCATATCTAATTTTCTTAAAAAATCAGCTGATACATCATTTTTACCTTTAACTAATATTTGATCTAAAACTTTTTTCTGGCCAATATCTGTTTTAGAAATACGGTGAAAGATTCCATCATTAAACATATCTTTACCCATTTTTGTTAAATTACTTAATTTAGTATACTCTGCTCTTAGTGCTTGAGGTAAAGGCATTTTATCTAATTCAGCTTTTAATAATTTTTGAACTGACCTTCCAACTTCTTGGTATGCTGGAGAACTTCCTCCCGCTGATAAGTTTCTACTCAATTGTCTATATTCTTGTAAGACCGTACCAAAAGTAGATGTGTCATCTAATGTACCTAATTCAGCAACTAATCTTCTTGCGTCCTCAGTTCCAGCTCTTTGGGAAATACTTTCTAATCTTCTACCTTCTTTAGCTAACAATGCTTTTAAACTTATTGCAGATTCTGATTTTCTAGTTCTTGCATTAAAAACATAATTTTTTCTTACACCGCTCCATGATAAATCAATTCCATAACCTGGCTTTGGAATAATCCTACCATTAACTGTTTGTTCAGTAGCTTTAGCTATTGATGGGTATAATCTTTTAAACCCATCATCTAAAAATCTATTATAGGTAACATTACTTCTAGTAACTGCTGATTGAATTAATGTATTTAATGTATTTGGATCTAACACATCTTTATCAACACCTCTAATAACTTGTTCTACAAACTCATCCATAGAACCAAGTAATCCTAATCTAGCTCCTTCTTTTGCAGTAAGCATTTTACCCCCACCAAAAAATGATGCTCCGATAATACTTTCTAAAGTATCTATCATATTGTTTTCGGTAACAAGTGCTGGTGTTAAAGTACCTTCTTCTACTCTTTTAAAAAAATCTGCCCCTCTTTCCGTTATTAACATTTCAGCATTCTTTGAGGCTCTTTTAGGATCCTTTAAAATTTTAACTTGCTCTTTTGTAAGTTGTCCACCAATTTTAGTTTGAGTTTTTGTAATCAAGTCATCTGTTATAGGTGCACCTTTTCTAGCTTCATCTAACAATGAGTAATAAGCTTTTTGTCTTAATATAGTTTGTGAAGCAGCTCTACCACCTTTAATCATTTGAAGTTTTTGACCAGCAACTTTATTGTAAGCTTTACCTAAAGCACCTGCCATACCAAAACCAAGTACCTCACCAAATCCACCTTGGAACGCACCTCTTGCAACTTCTTTTACAATATCTTCTTTAGGATCAAAAGCTTGTGCAATAGCGGCACCTGATCCACCCCCAGCTGCAGCACCAACAGTTGCTCTTCCAATTTTACCAACTGTACCTGCACTTATATTTAAAAGGGGTCTTGCTATTCTTGCTACTCTTGCAGCCATAGTTGCAGTTAAAGCTAATGAAGATCCACCAGAAAAAGGAGCTAAAGCAGCTCCAGCTATTCCACCGGCAATCGATAACCCTACTTCAGTTACAATTCTTTTAAATGAGGGAGAAGATAAAAAAGACTCTGTGTCTTGGTTATACTTTCCTTTTTGTGCATCGCTTAAAATATCTTCTGGAGTAATAAAAATTTGGCCATCATCTAGATCTTGAATACCAGTTTTCTCATCATCAAGGTTTCTTGCTTGAAGAAAAGTATCAATCGCTACCTGTTCCTGAGGAGTAGGTTGCTCTCCTTTTATTTCGAACGTTTGTCCTGCTTGTACTATCTCTGCCATTCATTAATCCGTAGTTATTTTAATTGCACCTGATTTAGTTTTTTCAAATCCAACTGGTGAAGTAAAGTCTATAAATTGCGAAACCCCACCTTGACCCTCAATTATTTCAATAGCAGTTTGGAAATCGCCACCAGTATTTTCTGATATATCTTGTGCTGTACCTAAATATTTTTCAAGCGCTTCTATTTTAGCTTCAAATACTCTTTCAGTATCTCCCACTTGTGGAATCAGCTCTTTAATTCTTTCTCTTTCTTGGTCTGATACTTGTGCACCTGAAACTGCTTTTGTTAAGAAGATTGTTGCTTGATCTATTTTAGTTTTAAATCCTGCGTATGATTTTGCATAATCAGTTCCTGCTGCTTTACCAAAAAATCCTCTTAGTCTATTTAAATCTCCTGGTCCAACCGGTTTACCTAATTCTACATAATCTGTTGCGATATCACCTAATAATCTTCTTGTGCTTTGAAACCCTCTTCTTTCTTCTAATTCTTTAGAAGTAGGTTTTGATACAACTGTAATTTTTCCGTCCCCATCTATTTGAGCAAAAGTACCAACAGGTAATCTTTTTGCTTTTAATTCAGCAGGTGTTAAATCTCTAATAGATTTTCCAGACCCTTTTGCTTTTTCAACAGCTAAAATAGTGGATGGTAGTTTTGCAACACCTTCACCTAATGAAGCTAAAGTAGAACTTAGTCCTTTACCTTTACCTGCTAACAAAGGAGCAGCTAGTGTTGCTGCATAAATAGCTTTTTCTTTTGGTGATAGTGACCCAAGGCCACCTTCTTGAAAATGTTTTATAGTAGGCTTTAGTGATTTAAAATATCTAGCCTTAAACATTTTTCTAGTTAACACTTCATCCATAACTACCTCGGTTGTGCCATGTTATAAGCTGAGTAAGCACTTAAACCAGTTCCTATTGCTTGTGATAATGGATTAGAACCAGGAGACGTGGTTGCTGTAATACTACTCTGTGTTGTTGGTAAGTTAGTCATAATACCTTTTAAGAACTCTACTCTTTGATAAGGTTCATAAGCTCTTTGTAATTCAGTTTGTCTTTGTGCATCTAATCCTGCTTGACCAACACCTCTCTGTACCGCACCTGCTTGCATTTGTGCATTTATATCTGCTAAGGACATTGCTTGTTGTTGTGCACCTAGTTGACCTAACATTTGGCCACCCATTAATTGTTGTTGTCTTTGATTTTGTGAAGCTTGTAGAGCTGTATTAAATCCTGATGCTTGAGCTTGGCCCATTGCTGAAAGTGTTCTTCCTTGAAGTTCTGCTTGTTGAACTCCTTCTCTTCCTCCACCAAAAGCACCAGCATTGATTGCTTGAGCCCCTACTTGGTTTTGCATCATTTGTCCTTGTCTACCAATTTCATTTGTTACATATTGTTGATAAGGATTTAAAAATCCAGCTATGTTCGGATCTTGCATCCCTGTTTGTATTGAACCAATACCTCCAGTAACAGTACCTGCACCAACACCTGTTTGTCCTGCTTGGGTAATACCAGCTTGTTCTAATGGACTAAGACCAGCAACTTGAAGGCCTGGTAATGATACAGGGGCTTTAGCTAAATTTGCAGCTTCATCGTACAATGCTAATTTTCTAGACTCAACTCCTGGTGCTTCTCTTGCAATACTTGTTTGAGTTCCACTAGAAGATCCTCCACCACCTCCACCACCAAAATATTGTGGTAAGCCTGTCTCTATATTAATTGTTCCAGAGCCCCCATGTTGAATAAGTAATTTTTTTTCAAATGGATTAATGTGAGCTAACTCTGTATCCCCATTAACACCTTTACTAGAAATATCTTTATATAACTCTTTAAATAGTTTTATTTTTTCTTGTACGTTTAATTTTTTTATATTTATCATAATTCTTTCTCTACTTGTACATGCGTTGCCACATATCCTTTTGCTTTAAATAAAGGGACATAACCAGGCCTTGAAAAGATTTCCATTTTTTTACAACCTTGTCCTTTAGCCCATTCAGCAACTTTATCAATTTGATCAAACCATTCTTTGTAACGTTTACCAGTGACAATCTTAGCATCACAAACGCTGTAGTTAGGGTACTTCCTAATTTCTGTAACTCCAACACAAAGAACTTCATTATCCTCTGTAGTTGCAAGCCAAAGCTGCATAGTACCTTTTTTACAATAGTCTTTAATATGTTCTTCACTTACAAATCCCCCTGCTCTTATACAAGCTTTGTGTATTAATTCTTTTGCTAAAGGCCATACTTTATCTACCTCTTCTTTACTGAACTGAACTAGATTTGTTTTCATTAACTAAATCGTAAATTCTTTTTAATTTTTTTTGTTGATCGTAAAAATAACCAGCCCCTGCTTTTCTCATACTCTTATAGCTTTTAGGGTCACCTCCTGAAAGAATACCCGCACCAAGTACAGCATCCGCTCTAGATACAAACTCTCCATCAGCTAATTGTGCTAACATTGTATCCTCATCTTTATCACCATTACCAGCACCATCTTCAACGTAGCCTTCAGCTCTTACATAGTTACTATAATCATTTTCGTCATGGTCTGATTTAGAGGGTAAATAATTTACACCTCCTTTATTAAATTTTGGTATTGCTGTTGCAAGGCCACCTTGGTTTGCATAAAACATATCTGATCTAATTGTTTCATCCATCGTGGGTCTTGTATTTGTAGCCGGAACGAATGCCCCTTCTAATTTAGCAGACTGTTCTTCGTATGCTTTTTTATAATCTTCTTCTGTGAATAATGGTTTATCAGGTTCATCTTCTCCCACTAATAATGGAAGTAAACTACCTGCTGTCGCTAGTTTTCCAAAAGTACCCATACCTAAAAAACCTTTTCCTTTTACTGCTGGTGCAGCTTCTTGAATAACTTTACCAGTTGAATCTTTTAGTAATTCTTTTTCTGCAACTCCTGATTTCCCTACTAAACTTTGAAGACCTCCACCAATCATAGTGTCACCAAAGGCTACTGTATTAGCACCTACTGAACCAAAAGCTTGTGGTGCGAAAGCACCCATGTTAGGTCCCACTGTAGAACCAACACCTGCCATACCTGCAAGTTGAGTACCCCCTGCAAAAATAGCAGCATCTCTCAATGCTCTCTTCGTTGATTTTCCTCTAAGTTTTTGTACGCCAAATGTGGCTAGTGCTATTGTAAATGGATCCATAGTCTAATTTCCTAATGTTATCATATAATACCATTTTACTTACTAGGTTTCAACTCATCTGCAAATCTACCTTCATACTGATGCTCACCAATATGTACTATAGTATCATTAATATAGGCATGACATTTACCCCCTATATCTTTCCATAGTTTACAGAATGAAAAATCTTCGCCTAAGTATATCTTGGTCCGTGGATCGTGAATCGTATCAAAGAAATTCCACATGTTTGGCTTATCTACGTATTGACCATTTATAACAGTCTTTTGTACTATACCCTTATCTGGATAAGCTTTAATTAATTTATCAAAGACAGACCTTTTAATTAACATGCATCCTGTAGGACTATGGGTTACTTCCATAATACCTTTATCAACCGATATATCATTATCATTCTCAACTTTCATAGGATAAGTATTTAATGATTTTTTTAAATCATTGATTGTACTAATAGAACCTTTTTTAATTCTTTCTAATGCTTTATCCCACATCATTGTTTTTAGTGGGTAAGGTATAGATAATACATCTTTATCTCTCTCAATCATTTTTATAATTGATTCAGCATTAAAGTAAATATCAGAATCAATAAATAACATATGAGTAAAATTAGATTCTAAGAAACCTGCTACACAAAGGTTTCTACCTTGCGTGACTAGTGATGATTTAATTAATGAAAAAGTTATTTTAATTTTCTTTGCATGACATAACTGTTGTAACTCTAGTAATGCTTGAGTGTAATGTATTGAACATTCACTATGCACGGGGGTTGCTAAAAAAATAGAATAAGGTTTTGCTTCTTCTGTCTTAGTATTACTTTTCCATAAAGGTATTGTAGCTTTATTAAAAGGTTGTGAACTTACTTTTATTTCTTTTAATGTTTGGTAGGTATCTTTATTTACTGTTTCTTTCACTAATGGCTCCTTTCAAAAAGCTTGTCCATTCCATTCCTTTTTTATCCCAATTGTAAAATCTTTTATAGAATTTTTGTTGTTCCTCTAAATGGTTCTGTATATAATCTTCATGTAAATATCTAGCTGCAGTATTAATAGCCTCTCCTGTAGCGATACCCATTGTTTCATAATTATTTGTATAGTTTACATACACAGGCCATTCGGCACATGTTTCATACAAGGCTCCAAAGTTATTTGTTATTACATGAACTCCAGAAGCTAAAGCTTCAAGAGCTGAAGCACAAGAAGTTTCTTCAAATATACTAGGATATACAAACATATCGTAGTTAGGCATCATCTCTCTAATGTATTCATTGGGTTTGTAACCAATATAATTTACATTAGGTAATTGTTTAGCCTGTTCATATAAAGGTTTAAATTGTTCGTCATTAGCTTTTTTAAACTCATCGCCATAGACTTGAGTTGAACTATAGACATCTAGTATAATATTAGGGTTTTTTACTTCTTGCATTGCACGTAACAATACGTTTAACCCTCTCCAGGGTGTGCAGTGATGAACTAGTTTTATAGGTTCACCTTTTTTATAAATTTTTCTTATGGGAAATTCT